TGATACTTGTTCAGTAATTGCACCTGAAGTATTATTTGCAAAAATAGGGTAAACAGTTACATTGCTAGTAGTATCATCAGTGACATTAATAAAATTAGCTATATTTGCTGTTAAATTAGATGCAGTACCAACAGCATTGGTTAAGTTTATGTAAGATGGTGTTCCAACGTTGGCTGTTACTAAATTAAGATTAGTTACAGTCCCAGAAGCATTCGTTAATACAATTGCAGAAGGGGTACCTAAATCTGGTGTCGTTAAAGTAGGGTTGGTTAAAGTCTTATTAGTTAAAGTCTGGGTACCATCTAAAGTAACAGCTGTACCCCCGCTACCCCCTATCGTTGCAAATACATCCCAAGTATTACCTGAGTATACCATTTGTACACTGGCACCATCAATATCTAATATTAGATCTTCTGCAGCATTTTCAATAGTTGAACCATTTCTGGCGACAGTTACAGCGTTAGCACCAAAAACTCCAAATGAATCTGCTATCACTACCTGATTACCTACTACAGGTGAAGCAGGAAGGGTAATAGTAAATGCACCAGGAGCAGTATTAGCAAGAACACCTTCGTTATTATTAATAGTATAGTTTGCAGATTTAACTACATATGAAAGACCGCTGGCAGGTAACGACGTGCTCGCCCACACATTACCATTACTGGTTAACACATTACCACTGGAACCAACTGCATATGTAATTGAGTTAATTGCAGATACCAAATTAGCATTGGCTGTCGTACTTAAATTAGACAGAACTCCTAACGTAATATTAATGTTAGAAAAGTTATTGTCCACTTCCGAATTAGTCAGGGGGGTACCTTTTACGGTAGCCCCGGTATGAGAAATCGAATTAGCGGTTCTTAAGAGTATCGTTGCCATGTAATTACCTTACAGTATTCTTTTGAATATTTATTGTTTATTTATCTGTCTTAGATTGACTGATTAAAGTACGAAGCATATCTTTAAGTTCACCAAGTTCTTGCTTCATACTAGACATTTCTTTTTCTAAACTTTCAGTAGAATTAGCTGTCTTTTGAGCCAATGTTCTCTGGTTAATATAATTCTGTCTAGATACTTGATCTACCACTAATATAGCTTTAGAATTAGGATCTCTGTACAGAGTAGGGTGATCCTTAACTTTTAATACTTGTTTAATCATTCTAAAGCAATAATTCTTAAGTCTTTAATCTTAGGGTAAGCGGCAATACTGGTAGATTTAAGTACGAATTTAAGTACGAAAGCATTAAAGGATGAAAGACTATCAACAAACTTTTCAATATCTACAAACTGACCGTCTACAGTATTTGTAATAGTGCCTAAAGATACTTGGGTATATTCTTTAGAATCAAATCCTGCCGCCTCATTGCCGCTCTGTAGTTTATAATATACTTCAATATCAGAACCAGAAGGTTTGCTGACAGCAAAGCGTACCAAAAGACCGGTAGCAGGGGTTGCTAGTTCAATTTTTCTAGTTACGTAGTTAGCATGCGTGCTACTTCCGGAAGCAGCTTCATCAGAAATATACCTGGGTCTGTATACTATAGTAATTGCATTACCCTGAGGTTCTACGTTTGCAGATGGTATATTAAAAAACTTACCATCGTTAGATACCGCAGTTAACCTGAATGTACCATTATTTGTTGGATCACCAGCATTTGTAATAGTAACAAAAGCCCCCGGCGCCATTGTCTTAACATTAGCCTGTTCTAAGGAACCGCCAATGGATACATTACCGGTTGCAGAGAAAGAGATACTAGTATTCGCACTTGCTATAGTAACTAAATCTACATTTAAGTTGTCTGCAGAAGAAGGTGAATTAATGTCTGGTGTTACAAACACTGCACTTGCAAATGAGGTATCAACCATAGGGGACACGTAAGGGTCACTTGATGCTAAGGTAACCCGGTAAGTAAAGCTTTCCGCCCCACTCATCGATGTGTTTCTATTCTTTGTGTCAACAAGAATTCTAGTATCAGAAAACTCTTTAGTGTCGGTACTGATATCTTCAAAATTACTCACGGTAAAGCTACTATCAGTTGTCTTTAATTTATAACCAATATTAGTTCTAGGAGGCGTCTCAGTACCAACAGATGGATAAACAGCAGCAAAAGGCAATAAGGTTGTAGTAGTGATACCTGATCTACCAAAACGACCACCGGTGACATTAGCCAGTACCATAGCATTTGCATTAACGTCAACTGTATAGCTGTCTAAGGTAATATTACTAACTTGTAAGTATGTATTTGCCAGCAATGTAACCGGGATACTATTAAAGGTAACTACATTAGATGTAGCATTAGTGGTGTAATTAAATTCACCTGTAAGGCCGTTAAACTTTACATATGCGCCAGAGGGAAACCCGTGCTTCTTGTGATTAACTCTAACCGTAGATACTCTGTTGAAAGACTGAAAAGGGTCATTTTCAAGCACCGTAATAAAAGGTGTCGATAATGTATTCTTTGCCATAACGAAATCTACAGTTGCAGTAGATGTTGTTACGTTAGCTCTATACAATTTAAATTTAATGTCTCTGGTCTGATCAATGGACCAGTTTACTCCATTGGTAGACATAAACATGACCCCATTATAAGGGTTTTTGGAGATAGTAGAACCAGTAGCCGTATCTTCACCGCCTATTTGGCCAACATAAACTCGATGTTTCTTTGTGTCAGATGACAACGCAAAACAATACTGACCGGAATCTAATCTAACCGGTACAGGAAATGTAAAAGAAGTTGCAATGTTAGCATTCGCCGAAGTTACAATACTACTGGCATCAACCACTACTACAGAATTAGTAATGACATTTGCGCTTGGTCTATCATTTTCTACTTTTCTTATCGACAATTCAACCGGAAGTTGAGAGTCTTTATCGCTAAAATATAAATCTACTTTAGTCAATAAAAGATTTCTATCAACAAAGAAAGACTGGGCCAGGGTATCCGTGTACCCGCTCAGGCCTATTCCGCTATCACCATTTAAACTTGTTGCCATTTATTAATCAGCCTTAAACTGTTATAGTTGTTGTACTACCTAGAAGCCCGCGACTTGCACCATCAGCAATAAAATTAGCTGATGCAGGTGCTTCAATTACTGCAAGTGTAATAGCTGCAGAATATGCTTCAATAGCTTTTTGTATACCTTCGTCTGTTACAGGGAAAGAACCATTCGCTACTCCTACATTCCAAAAATCCTGCATATCTTTATTAAGAGTTGCACCACCATGAATACTTTCATGAACTGCATCCGCTACAGCTGCTTTCGTACCTTCATATACTGGTATAACAACAGCATTCCAATACGGGTCTCCTACGGTAGTTTTTACATCCGCAATAAACAAGTCATTAGTGTTTGGATTTCTTACATCAAGAATATTAGTAGCTGTTTTATATGCTGCGGTATCAGAAGATTCAAATGCGTAAATGTCATTGGCCCCAGATCTATAACCTGTACCTGCAAGAGGAGCAGTTGCTAATTGGGTTTGGAATGTAGCTTCAGTAACCCCTGAATTAGCTAGCGAGGTTTTATAATAGTTCTCATAAGTTGTTCTATCTTCAGTACTTAAAGTCGTTATACTCACACCCTGCAAGAAAGCTGCTGCATGATCAGCAAAACCTGTTGTTGTTGTGGTAACTGTGGAGCTAATATTTTGAACAACAACTACAGTACCTGTATCCGTTGTTACGGTATTACCGCCTACGACTACAGTACCTGTACCTGTAGATATAACTGTTTCCCCTACGGTGGTGTTATCTCCTCCACCAGCAACAATAGTACCACCAACTACACTGATAGTAGCTGCAGAAGGGGTATACGTAGCAGTAGTAGATGGGGTATAGGTAACTCTTGGTGGTTCAGTTTTTGAGAGTGTACCATTAGCATTAAAAATTGCGTCAGCAAAGGATTCTTTATTTGAACCATTAGTGGCAGAGTCAGTTAACCTAAAATTAATTCTACCAGCTGGTATTTTTAAACCAGAGGCAGCAACTCTAAAATTAAACACCCCGGTTACAGAACCTTTTTGATCTGTAATAATATTTGTCTGATTCATTTCTCCTGAACCAAATGAGGATACAACGTTAGCAGTAGTATTAGAGCTGTAGCAGAGATCAGTAACATTGTACTCATTAAAAAATGCATACATTTTAGTATTAGGTTTTAATTTATTACCTGTAAATGTAATTGATATATCTCTTACATATGGAAACACAACACTGGTTGAACTACCAGATACGCTTGCTTCTGTTATAACAGCACCACCATCAATTGCTTTTACTTTATCAGTATTAGTCGGTGAATACCAAACTTGTTTCCAAGAATTCCAAATAGAACCGTAAGTTGCTTCACCCACGGAGTCAGGAATAAGAGTATCGTATGTACCGTTATCATCTCTATAAATCAATGGTTTTGTTGTTTGATCATACCAGGTATCGCCAGGAGGTGAAAGAGATAAAGAGCCTGCAAATGTAAAATTATCGTAGGGGTTAATACTTTCGGTACTACTAGAAACACTATTAACAATATACTCTTCATCACTGTAGTTTAACATGGCTATACGATTGTCTTTAACAACATAGCCCTGGGCCAGTCTTGCTGACTCAGAAAATTCAACTTCACTTAGTTTAATATTATTTTGAATAAAAGCCGGTCTTAATTCACCTTTTTCAAAATCCATAGATATATTATAATCTAAATTTCTAACATCTCCAATACCATGACCACGGAAAGATTCAACCACAAAACCGTTTTTAAATCTATCTAAACCAAAACTATCTTTTACTGAAAATACAGCTGTATCTAATTCAAGTAACGAAAGTGTGGTATAGTATTCTAAGTTCTTAATACGGTTTTCTAACTTACCAATATCCTTCATCGTGTAGCGTTTCTGATCTACAGGATAAAAAGTTGAGTCTTTATTAATATCAAAACCGTATGCAGGGTGTTCAATTACATATAATGACATTGCATCAGACGGTGCCTGTGGCTCAACAGGGTCAAGACTGCTGCTACCTTCTCTATATGTAATTTTACCATCACCAGTTAAATAAATTTTATCTATTCTTGGTAGGTAGTAAGAGTAGTCAGTAGAAAAATCATTAGCATAATCTAAAAATTCATTTCTAACTGCGCCAGTATTTTTAAAGTTAATACCATCATTAGAAATTCTTGGTCTCAAGTCCAAAGAGTCTCTTAAGTCATATGTGGTACCATTATCATTAAATACAGGAATATTTTCATAACTAGGATACGATTCAACGCTGAAGTAATCTCCAGCGCCATGGGTATAATAGTTATAATTAATTTGAATAGGTCCCGTTGGAGTAGGCTTACCGGGCTTTAATTTAATCTTTGATATACCATAATACGTTGGTGTCTGTCCAGTTTCTAATGTATAGTAATCAGAAACATCAAACGCATTACTTTCATTGTATGCTGTACCAAATACATTGGCTGACATCTTAACGTTGGCTACTTGATATACGTCTGCAACACCTAGTGAAACAACTGTAGCTTGGCAGTCAGTACTAGTAGTATAACTTACTGAACTGGCGGTAGTTGTTTTTGTTTTAGCAGTAGGGTTAGTTTTAATAATAGTTGTATAAATTAAAACGTCTTCGTTATTCAAACCATAGCTACTTAAATTAACACTAATGTTTCTATTTACAGGTGAATCTGTAAACGAGAAGTTACCTGATGCAATTCGATATATCTTACCGGCGTTACCACCACTAACAACAACGGCAAAGTAATCAGTATCGGTTCTTGAGGCAAACGTAGAGCCTACTGCGGTAGAGCATGCAATAATACCACTAGACAGTGTACCGTAGAACACTCTTCTGGTACGAATTGTAATGTCACTTAGTTCCCTAATCACTTTATTAGGCATTGGGAAGATATATGTTGAAAGACTATTATCAATAAGGACTGCTTGATCACGGGTAGCATTTACCCCAGATACATTAGCTAAAGGATAATTTCTATCTATAGTTAAAGCATTATTTGTAGTAACTGAAGCAATACGATAAGAATTAGAAGTATCAGAACTAAACTTAACATAGTCGCCTACTTTAAGATCAGTAGTGAATACAGAGTTTACACCTGTAACAGAAGTACTAGCGTTTGTAAGAGTTACAGAACCTGTAATAACCGTATTAGTAGAAGGTACAACGTTAGCGGTGAATGCAGTCGACACATAGCCAGTATCAGATACGCTCACATGAAAGAGTTGCTTTACATCGCGCTCAAATGTATAACCGGATGCCATATTAACATCAAACAAAAACGCATTGAACGTTGATGTTGATAACATTGCATTACTTGCTGTAGATTCAAAGCCTCTGATTTTAGCATTACCTACCAATACACCTGCAGCCGAACCCGGGGTTGCAGTATATTGATTATAAAGATTTACATCAATAAGATTAGATGTAAAGTTAGGAATTGAATAAGGGTTAATTACTTCAACATAATTACCTATAGGTGTTCTAACTACTGCATTTGTGACATTAGCTGTATCCCTAGGTTTGGCAAAAGCCAGATACCTATTAGATATAGTTTCGACTTCATAACCTTTGACGTAACTCTTACCAGGTGACAAAACAGCGAATGCAAGATTTACGTTAGCACCTTCATTACCATTAAGAAACCCGTCTGGATTATCTACAGTTTTTGCGTGCTCAATAAATTTAAGATTAAATGGCTTGACGGTATAGTCACCCGACTCATCATAAGTACGACGTGCTAATTCATCTTGCAGAACATTATAGCCTGGTTTATCTACAATTTCAACAGTAGTTCCGTTTACAACTCTAAGTAATTCAATAAAATTATCTGACGTTGTCGTATTGGAAAGAGCCCGTTTATTTAAAATAAGTTCTATTTTATATCTATCTGCACCTGGTGCAAAATAGTTAAATGTACTAATAGCGGGATCAAGTAGAGTCTCATCATCTTCACTATTTTGAATAGTTTCGGATACCTCTAGTCCAATTTTATAATTAGAGTTAGATACGTATTTGTCAAGAATAATATTATTGGCAAAGACTTTTACAAAATTATCTTTTACAAAATACACCCCATCACTGATACTTGCACCCAGGCATTTACCAGTAGATGATACAGTAGCACTATATGCAGTCCCTGTATCACTAGTTACAATATCTTCTGCTGCAGTAAAAGCAGTAGCAGTTCTACTGGTACCAGAATCTAAATACTTAACAAAGATGGTAGGAGGGTCGATTACTGTGGCAGGTTCTACATTAATTACTTTTGCTCTAACACCAGATGTTTGACCAATCATCTCTCTACCAAGATAATTAGCAACATCAATATCAGTTGTGTTAAATGTAGATACTAACTTTACATAATTAACATTTTTGTCAAATTTAATATTGCCCGGTATAACCATGGAACCAGGCTTAAATACATGATTACCAAATCTTGAAACTTGTTGTTGAAGTATAGTTTGAAGTTGGTTTAGTTCTCTTGCCTGAACAGCCACACCAGGTTTAAAGAGAATACGGTGAAACCCTTTAGCTTCACTATAGTCGTCATAATACGGATCGGTGTTAAAATTAATCGCCATCTCTTACCTGTTATAATTTGATTACTGTTCTTAGTGTAACTAATTGTTGTTCGCTGTAGCTAACTGATGTTCTATTATCAATGTACAACAAGTCACCGCTAAATTTATTTATCGTGGGGGAAATTGTCAGATCTGTAATGGCATAGTCTAAATCTGAAGTTTCATCTGTCAATACATCACCTGTACTTACATCGTGATTGTTTTTGTTCTGAACTAGTATCTGATTGCTAGAAGGTACTATTTCAACGACTTCAAAATATCGTTTTGAACCACCAGCTTCATGTGCCAAAACAGTATCCCGTTCGAGCCCTACAATTGTATCTAGCGTAACTAAATAACATGCACTACCAATAACATTGGCAAATGCTCGCTCATTACCATATTGTTTTAAATCTTTAATAATACCAAACTGTCTGTAATCATTCTTTACATCAACACCTAGGTTCTTTTCATTATTTATTGTAGAGGTAAACATTAAAGTATCAGCAAACAGTTCGCTGACTGGATCACTACCATGACCTCTATAAGGAGAAATAATAGCTGATGCATTAGCATTAGCCCCGTCCCCTGTTATAGTTACATTTGCATAGGTATATCCTGAACCAGGGGTCAGTACAGAGATATAACTAATTGTGTTATTAACTATAACAGCATTACCGGAAAAACTTACCCCGTCTCCAGACACTGTAACGTTAGCATAGGAATAACCGTTACCAACATTACCAACTCTGAATGCATGAATACCACCATCTACAGCAGAAAGTTCTACAACTGTCTGTAAGGTATCAATATCATCTACTGATAGATTAGCGAATAGATTAGCACTCGTACCTGTCGCGCTTGCAACTGTTAAGTTTAAATACGAGTAACCGTTCCCACGGTTTTCAATTATAACATCTTCAATTTGACCGGCAGTATTAACAAAGGGGGTAGCAACAAAGCCTGTACCATCACCAATTGCTGAAATAGTTGTTTGAACGTTAGAGCTGTATTTGGTACCTTCGTCTTCAATTAAAACAGAATGAATTGTACCGTTACGTAATACAGGTGTTAAAATAGCAGAGGTTGCAAAGAACAAGTTAGCAGTTGCATTAGAAGTAGGCTGACTGTTACCAGTTGTACTGATAGAAATTGTAGTATTTGCTCGAGCACCGGTTGTATAACCCGTACCTTTATTAGTCAACACAACATCTACTAATGCATTGCTACTGAATATTAAATTAGCAAAAGCATTCGATGAAGGCTGTATAAGACCTGATGTAGTTATAGTTGCTGTAGTATTAGCAATAGCAGCTGCACTATAACCTGTACCGGCGCTGAATATTCTTACATTACTGATACTGTTAAGAAGACTTGTCCCTGTACCACCACCGTCATTAATGGTAATAGTTGCTGTTTTGTAATTAGCGCCAGCATCTTTAATTCTTACATCAATAAACTCTCCTGCAGTATTAAACACTGGTGTTAAATTAGCAATTGAATTACCCGTACCACCTAAGAACTGCCCTGTGACAGTTAAAGTAACATTATCGTTACCTCTATAGCCTGACCCGGCATTGTTAATTGTAATACTGCTTACTTCACCTTCTGAGTAATAGGCGTTTGTCACCGCTCTCTGCACCGGCATAAAATCGGATGTTAGAAATCGATTTTGTGAAGAAAGAGGGATGGTATAAAGATACTTCCAAACATAACCGTCAGCTGTAGTGATTGTAGTAATGTCTTGGCCCGAGGGCTCAACTGTTGATACAGCGTTGTTGTTATTAAATATACATTTATATACACCAAACGAGCTTGTCAATACATAGAAGTTAGCTGTCTTAATACTTGTAGCGCCAGAATAGGCTGTAAAAGTACTACTGTAATTACCATCAAATTGATCATATACTGTACCCGTAGTCCAGTTTTTTCTTGGAACTACATAGGAAACGTCTCTTAAATTAATCTTCTTAACACTAAGAATACCATTACGCGTCTTGTATTCATAGTCCTGCGTAACTTCGGGGGTTTCCGGGGTCTGTGGACTGGCCCACTCAATTATATTACCAATAAAATAGTAATAGTTCGCTCTTCGCGATAAAAATTCATTATAAACACTATCCACCAACGAACGGTGAATAGTATCTTTTAAGAGAAAAGACATATTATGCTACAGTAACGTTCCAAGTAATAACCACTGTATCACCAGCAGCCTTGGTTACAACACCAAATACTGTTCTGCACAATAAGTCACCAGAAGAAGAAGCATTTAAAATACCAGCTTCAGTCAAAGCACCAGTACCTGTACCTGCTGGGAAAGTAGCTACGTAAGTAATAGTGTTGGTTGATCTTGAGGTAGAGTCGAGAGCAACTCTACCAATCTCAGTACCTAGCGCAGTTTGAGAAGTTGTAGCGGCTGTATTAGAAGTACCTACAGCCATATGACTCATAATTGCTGTAGTGTTACCAACCATTCTCGATGCAATGGTATCTTTACCAACTGCAACAACAAGGTTATTAATTTTTCTGTAGTCTTTTTGTTTACCGGTCTCGTCTAAAAGAATAACTTCTAAGTTACCTTTGACATTTATCGATTCTGTGAACATGTTTTATTCCTCTAAGAAGTTCTATGTTATATTTATACAAGCTATCTAGTATGTTAGCTAAACGAAATCGCTGTAGTTTCTGTTGCTGCTGAGTTTTCAGTATATGATTCTAAGAAATACCCTAAAGCGCCTAATGCATCAGTATAGTCTGGTATACCACCGCCTGGGTTAGAATCAGTCGCTACGACACTATCAGAGGTAGCTAAATTAAATGTAAAGCTAGTATTGTCTCCTGGTAAAGCGTCGTCCGTTAATGTTTTAATAACACTAATAGTAATTACATCTGAAATTGTAGTTTCATCAGTTAGTGGCTTTGTTAACAAATAAGTATTATTTTCTGAGGTAATAACTTTTTCATTATCAGCATCTACAAATTTTCCTATTAACTTACCTACAGATTCAAGAGTAGAGAAGGTATCAAAAAGATCAGCGTAAACATTTTGCCTACTTACTACACTAACGTTAGCTGATAAATTGGCAGTTGCAGATAATACTCTATTAACAAACAAATTAGTACCTGCCTGGTGAACTAATTTTTTAACAATATTATAGAATGTACTAATATCTAATTCAGAAGAGATTTGATATGCAAAAGGTTGATACAACTTACTATCTTGAATCCGTACATCTGGTTCAGATACAAAGCCTTGTGTTGATACGTATTCCCCAGGGTACCTTGCTACGGCCCCTAATGTAAAGTTAAAGCTAGCATCATTAGGGTTCTCAACCCCCGCTGTAGTAACAGATGTTAGTAGTTGAGAGGTTGAAGTACTTGAAACTAAAGTAGTTCCAGTATAGGTAAACGGCGTAACATAGTCTTCTAAGAAGTATCTATCACTATCGGTTATAGAATGTAGTCTTGACGCATCAAAGGTTTCAGAAAAACCACCACCCCTGGTTTGAAAATACTTAACTCTCTTAGTAACACCTAACGCGTTAGATAATATAATACTGAGATCTTCGGTAAAATTATAACCATAATTTAAAAATCTTAATATTTGAATAGAGCCAGTTGAACTAACTCTTGCAATTCTAACTAATGTATCTACACCACTACCAACAGTTACGTTAAAGATTTGACCGACTCTAAAGCCAGAGCCTCCGGATACAATTTCTACATTTGTAGTAGTTGGTTTAATAGTACCAATAAACAAAGTTCCCGATGTACCTGTTACAGTGACCTCTTCATTAACTTCGAACGGCACAGGAAAAGCACTGTGATAGAATATCTCGTAAAGATTACCGCTAAGACTTTTAACTCTAACAATTTCAGCAGTATATTTAATATTATTTTTAGATAGTGTTAAGAACCTATCCTTAATATCTGCAGCGCTTCCAAAGGTAAGAAGAACCCGAATAGAATTTCTAAGACTCCACTGACCATCGGATGGTCTTAATACAAATTCATAAGGGTGGTTAGTTTGAGCAACCGTATCATATAGAACTTTAAAAAGAGTCTCTATAGATAAGGAACTACCTTTTGCAGCATATAGACCTTTAATTTTTTTAATTAAAAGAGGCTTATCAACCAATAGGTTTACAGGTAGGTCTTTAGCGTAATTTGTTAAAAAATAATTAACAAACGAGTCTGTAGTTTGATCTATATCACTGTATTGTCTTGCATTTTGAACAAGCTCTAACGCACCCTGATCTTGCTCTAAAAACTTATAGTAGTATTCTAAAAACGCAACAAAGGTTGTATAGTCAGACCTGATAAACTCAGGTAGCTGGCTATTTACAAGCTCTGATACTTTCTCATTAATTCTAGTAGTTGCCATGTTATACCGATGTTGTCACATTGATTGTAGTACCAGCTAGCAAGCCACCTATCTTATTAATAGTAGTATCATCTTGTACTAATATTTCGCTTCTTGAAACAGTTAAATTGTAACTAGCTTCTTGAACGGTACCGGTGATTCTAATATCCGTAACCCCTGCAGGAATACCAGTAGGAGTAATACCTGATATGCTAATTACACCAGTTCCGTAATCGACAGTACCAACATTAGTTGCTACTATTGAACTGTTGACTACATTAACTAATCTTAGTACTCCGGAACCTGAATCATTTGGAGGTGTGTCATTAGGTAGGTCTGTTATTTTAACTAGTGTTGAAACTCCGCCTAAAGATATAAAGAAATAACTAGAAAGAATAGTACCAGGTTTTAATGGATTTCTATACTTAATAGATGTATCCCCTGTAAATAAATTTGTTGTATTTAATGTAGGTATAATTCGTCTTTGTAATTTAAGGCTAATCAACGCACTAGTTATAGAAGAATTCTTAGCTAAAATTGCACTTGTTAATGCAGAGTAAATAAACTCTTTATTAAATTTTTGAAGGTTAGTAGAAAAGTAATCTGTTATTGCAGTATTAACTTGTGTCTTAATTTGATCAGATGATAATGTGGTAATAGAAGAATTATAAACAATATCAGCAGTAATATTAACAAAGAAGAATGTAGGGTCTACAAATTCAGGAATTATAGTAATACCTTGTTTAGATTTTAAAATATTGTTTTTAATAGAATTCTTTGTAGCGTCAGATATAGTAAAGCCAGAGTATGGCTTCAAAGAAATTAATACTTTACCATAATATGGGGGATCGTTATCTTCCCCACCCCATACAGATACCGATTCTGCACCTGCGTAATTTGCAAGTATTAAAGCCTCATAATCAGTTGCAGTTACTGCTCTATTCTTAGATGCATTAACCCGAGGGGCATTAAACTTAATAGAGGTAATACTTTCCGTATTTGCACCACCAGTGGAGTTACTATTAACAGTAATAGCAATTGCGCTTGAACCACCAATGGTAGTACCAGCAGTAAAGGATTGTGATACAGTACTAGACACATTAACTGCTGACCCCGTTGCAACCAGGTACTGAATAGTAATAATGTTGCCAGCTGCTAGACTCTTACCAATTATACCATCACCAAAATAAATTTGATATTTACCTTGAGGGTTTTGTTCAAGATAATAGACTGCAGAGGTACTTCCTATACCGGTAATATCTGTCGATAGGGTATAAGTGGTTGTAGTTGTGTCTGAAGAAGATGTTTGAACACTAACTTTAATGGTAGTAGTGTCTACAGCCTCGTTTGGAATTTCATACTTTGCAGCCGGTGTTATATCGGATACGACATAACTATAATTTAACAATGTACCTTCTGTAACATCTACCCCTGCAAACGTATAAGTAGAACCTACTCTTTGAGCAGTTTTAGCGTCTGTAGTTAGAAACGTATATGGTACCCCATCAACAGTAGAGGTGAATGGGGTGTACCGCTCCATTGTCAAGGATGCAGGCAAGTTAGATGGGTTGGTAACTACAATATCTAAATTAGCAACTGCACCTCTGGCCGACACTGGTGTATAACCTAGGTGCTTGGCAATAGAAACTGCAGAAGATCTCTTGACTGCAGAATCCAAAAACATCTCATTTACTACCATGTTAGCAAGGTAGGCATTGTAATGGGTGTTGTAGGCAAGAACGTCTAAAAGAGTAGATA